GCTGACTTGGATCCGCGTTAGCGGAAGGGGCACAACCTCTCAGTTGCCCTCCAGCGGCGAAAGCCGCGCTACCCCTCTAATAAGGGGTGGTCCATTTATACCTAGCCACACTCCGAAATCGGGGTGTAGAGTGGGTGATATTTGACTTATCTTCAGAAGGACCTTTAGATATAAGGTGCTTAAGGAGAGCGTCCCATCCGTCAATCAAGTTCGGAAGGGGCTTCGTCTTGACGACAATCGTACGTACAGAGTGAACGAAGTTTTTAGTAAACCTCGTGAACTCGTACACAGGACGGAAGTCATACCATCCTACGCCGGGGCTCGTCGGTAAGACGACGGGAATGGGTTGGTGTAAACCAATCCACAACCGGATCGCCTCAGAGGCATGCCAGCAGCCAGCCAAGAATAGCTGATTGCCGGTAGAGACCAAAGAGGAGATCTCCTCGAGACTAGGCGCGTCATTGAGAGGGGAGCAGCGGAGATACTTAGGGGTTACGTCGTAGCCCCGATAGTAATCACCACCGCAACTCTCACGGAAGAAGCCCTTTGAGAAGGTCTTCCTCTTATTTGCAAGGAGTCCTTTTGACTCCAGGCAATCAATGACTGCTCTGCAAACTCCTGATGGAACGACGATGTCGTCACCATAGACAGCGACAGAGTGCGCCAAACGATGGACTGATGCTACCAAGTTCCTGCGGGAATGGGGATCGTTCCGTACCAGCTCAGATAGAGCTAGTATGAAAAAGACCAACGTTTCGACAGGGAAGGTGATAGCTGATCCTGAAGTCGTGACTTTCTTTAAAGAAAGAATGTCACCATTGGGTAAGAGCGTTGACCGTGATCTGACCGCTAAAAGTGAAGCGAGCAGAGTAGGATCACTTTCAAAGACCCTATTAACTAGGGCCATTGAAACTCTATCCGATGCCTCTGATAAATCGATTGTTGCCAACCGACGATCGAGGGAACCCTCCTTAGCGAGTCTACGATTCACAGACTGATCCGTGAAATCGATATGACGAGTTAAAGGAGAGTTACCCATAGATTTGATAAGCCGAGAAGCGATGTACTGCTGTGCATACTGCATAGCAGTCGGTTCAACGGCTATCAATCGAGGGGACTTCATCGTCTTAGGGACGAGGGAGAGCCGACAAGGCTTTTCCTGGTCTTCCTCGACGATAATCAATTGATCTAACTGATATACGGCTTGAACACCGTAGAGGTCAATCGGATCAAATATACCAGACCATCTTCTATAGAATTCTCGAGTCTTATATTTCTCATTTCCCCACTTTTTTTCAAAAGTGGCTCCTGGGCCATGCTTAGGAAAGCACTGCTCATGAGAATCTGAGAAATTCAAGGACGAGATGACAATAGCCGCCACACTTTTGCAGATATTGTCAAAATCTATAGATGCTGGAAGCCCAATATCGGTCTGAACAAACTTGGAAACCGCGGAGTGGTTACGCTCTTTCGAGCAATCACCCCGAGACTTCTTAAAGAATGTACAGATCTGCCGTATGTAAAATATGGCAGTAGGATCTGCATCTTCACGCAGACCTCCGGTATCGGTGAAAACTCGCTTCGTCAACCCTTGCAAGAAGCAAGGTAAGACAGATTTTCCATGGGGAATCTTTCGAAACCTTTTGGTAATCCAAGGAAGCGCCTGGCCTTCCTCGAGGCTCTCTTCGAGCCACGATGAAAAGTCAGGGAGGGTAATCGTCAAAAACGATAACCCTTCGTTTTCAAAACGAGACTGGATAGTAACCCAGTCACGATCTGTGCTGACATCGTTTTGCAACGATGCGTCATGCAGAAGTGATTTGAGGATTTTCAGGCTTTTCATGTTACTCTCCATTGGAGGGAAACAGTCCTGCCTGATTATAGCCTCTGCGCACGTATGGATATGCAATCCCGTCGCCCTAAGGGCGACGGGAAGCGCAATGACCCCTCATAGCGAATCGAGGGACCAGTGCTCTTTAAGCATATCAAGGACCGAATTAGCCTCGGCATAGAAGCCGAGAGTAATTAGGACCGCATACACGCAGATAAATGCGACCGCCACACGAATAACCATGATAAGGGCCTTTACAGTCTTACGACTCAAGGCCCAGGAATTTATCCTGGTTAGCGCTCACGCCGATGAAGGCACACACGCCCGAAATCGTCGCTTTCAGCTGGGCATT